TAAGTCTAACTGGTTAATAACATCTTCTTTTAACTCAGCTCTAATTCCCTCTAGCAACTGTACTAATGCTTCTGCTTTAACGAGCATCTCAAGGGGGTTCTCGCCTGTTTCCCTAAAGTGTGTTACAACCACTTGTTTTAGGAGTTCTATGCTAAATTTGGATGGTGTTATTGAATTTAATTCAATAGATGGTAGTAAATTACTCATGTTATTTCTTTTTAGTTGTTAACGATTCTTTTTTAGCAGTCATTAATTTCATTAATTGTTGGTCTTTTTCTATGTATTCCTTATTAGAAAAGAATATATCAGTCAAATCCTTCATCCTAGCAGCAGCTTGGATATCTTTAATGATACCATCACGATCTACTTCAACAGAAATCTCCTCTGCTACCACCTCAACCTCAAATACTTTAGGTTTTTTGGTAGGTGTTTCATCCTTGGCAAAGTCCATCTCTTCAGCAGGTGTTGCTTCAAATCCAGCAGCTTTCATTAACCAAGCAAGTAAGTTCCTATAAGCCTTGCCAATCGCCCTTGTTTGTGCCATGGATAAAATTGCATACTCATCAAAGAAACGCTTTGTCTTTTCTTTGTTAGAACATAAAGCAATACCAGTAGCTACCAACTGACCGCTTGTAATGTTACGAACCTCACAGGTAGCCATGTACTTAATCTCATCATCCTTAGATAGATCGGTAGTAATTGTGATGATAGGCATTAAGCCTAAAGAAGCACCTGCGAATTGCCAACCTTCAACATTCACGAATTGTTTACCTTGTATATTACTTGAGAGTCCTTTTTCTTTTATCAACTGAGATAATTCAGTAGATAATTTCAGCATCGAATCCTTGTTGATTAATTCATACGAAGGATTAGTTAATTGCATTTCCATTAGATAGAGTTTTTTGGTTGATTAAATTTTGTGTAAAGAACAATGCCTCACGAACTGGGTATGTATCCCATAGCTCTACTAAAGCCTTCATAAGCACTAAATTGTTCTGCGAATAGTTGATGTTGTGGATGATTTTAGCAATAAATAATCTTTGTTCTTGCTCATCCCAATTTGAAAAATCACTCATGGTTTTTGGTGTTTTGATTATAAAATATTGATAAGATTTTCTATGTCAGTTGCAATGATTAAATCTACATCGCTTTGGTTTGATATACTTGCTATACCATGTATGGCAGTAGTATGATCCCTACCAAACAAATCAGCAATAGCTTTAAGCTTTAGGCCCACCTTGTTACGAATAAGGTACATAGCCATATGCCTTGCAGTTACTTGCTCTCTGTACCTTTTTTTGCCTCTAATATCCTCATTACTGATATTGTAGTAGGTACAGACCTTGGCGATAATCTCATTAGCTAATGCCTCTCTTTGTCTTAAATTAAGCTTATGCCTACGAACCGCAGGTATAGTCCAGTAGTTTACTTCTTTAGCCTTGTTGATAATCATAGATAGCATTTTTAAGTTCATCGATTTTCTTTGCGTAAAACACTTCTACGATTTCAATCATCTCCTCATCAGCTTTCGCTAAACGAGTTTTTATTAGGTAAGGACTGTAACCTGTTACCTCACAAATCTTTTTTATATCGCCATACTTAAGTAAGGCACGATAATCTCTAATCAGCATTTTTTAGTTTTTTATATAGTTTATAATGTCTATCGATTGAACGCATAGCCCCTTCAATAGATGTGAAATAATCTCCTCTCCAGTAGTAGAACTTATCTAGGGGTTTTTTGCTATCCCAATGGATAAACATACCACGATAGAGGTAATCCTTTTTGATCCTGTGGGCATCTATTGTGACCATGAAATAGTCACGAAGCCCTTTTTGTTTTAGATGTGATGGTGTTGGGTGCACGATTGCAGATTTTTATTGGGTTATTGAATACCTTGTTTCTAGTACTTGCACAATAGGTTCAGTCTTTACTCCACTAGATATGTTTATAAATCTGTCATAAGCCTTCTCCTTGGTATGACTTAAGCTATTCTCCATGAATAATTCATCTTTTCTAGTGTAATAAATTACTGATTGTGTTACTGGATTTGTTTCTGTTACAAACTCGAATTTTGCCATATGTTAGGGTTTTTGGGTTGGGTAAATCTTATTAAGTTTTTGGTGTCGTTCAAAGTAGGATTTCATCCCACGAGATTTTTGTTGGCTCATTACATTCTCGTGATACACAGGATCAAGAAAGGTTTTTGCTTCGTAGTTGTAATAAACTTGGTCGCCACGACAGAAGTTTTTGCCAGTTAGACTGCATCTGCAATCATACTTGGCGGTGATTAATTCAAAATTCATAGATGGGTTTTTTGGTATTAATATTTATATACAAATTCTTACTTCGCTTACTATTTCTCCAGTAGTTAAACTAACTCCTTGTATAGAATCGACATAAAAATCATATAAGTCTTCGTTTCTATGTCCTTCATGAATCTCTACAACAACTATGTCATTGTCATTAAATTCTTTAATAGCTTGTTTAAGTTCTGCAATAGTGCAGTAGGTTTTTTTGTTGCTCATAATAAAGGTTTTTGTTTTGTTTGGTAAAATTAAGAAGTTTTTGTTATTGTTAAGGATTTTTAGCAGGTTTTTTGTTAAGGGAATCATAAAAGATTTTTAGTCCATTGTTCTGCCATTGCCTGGGCCATGCCCTGGAAAGTTTTTGACCTCAAGTTTCTGCGTTCACTAGGAGTTTTTGCTAGTGCAAAAGCATCGGCATACCATTTAGGATGCGACTTGCCACTTTTAAATATTGTCCTTTCTCCCTTACCAACTATTTTAGTAGCCTCTAACCTCGGAAGGTTTTTGAGCCATAAGCAGGTAGTTTTTGTAGCTTCATCTCCAAACATCCAAGGTTGCACAATTTGATCAGGCTTACGGACTTTTGTCGATATAACCGATACAGGGTTTTCTATTGCTATTCGTGGGATCGGTACATCCATAAGTTTTTGCACGAACTCTAAAGCAAGTTTTTGGTTCTCGTATCGTTCAAGATTTTTAGATCCATCTTTGTTATACAAATGCCTTGCACCACTAACAGACAGATAGGTACAAGGTGGGTGGGCGATCATTATATCCCAACCATTATTTACATAGTTAAAAACATCGCCTTGTAGATGCCATTCGGGATGGCCACCGCTACATGGTAATATGTCGCACGAAAAAGCCTCGTGACCTAAATCACGAAGCTTTATAGTTATTGCTTGGCTTTCCTCACAAGCCACTAATATTTTTGCCATAGGTTAATTTAATTCTTTTTTTTGATCAATATGCTGTTGGATATAATTTTCAATAACAAGCCAATTAATGCCTAATTCAGCATCATGATAATACTCTAATGAATCAAGTATCTTGTCAGCTTCTTGCTCTGTTAATTCAATGTCCATGTTTTCTGCTACACCTAATACATCAGGCGTTGACCATTTAATTTCAATTGTTTTCATTTTGTTTAATTTAATTGTGTTTTTACTTTATTTATAAATTGTTGAACTGCTGTAGTTCTGTCTATTTGATCTGTATTAATATCAAATAATAATTTTTCTCCACCTTCTACAGACTTCCATAGTACTAGATAGGAATCGCCTATCTGTATATAAAAATCCTTATCTAAATTAATTTGGCCATCTGTTTCTTCAACATCATTTGGCAAGGTGTAATGTCTTGGATTAACTCCACTTCTAATTAGTTCTAAATAGATTTGCTTTAACATAATTGTGTTTTTAATTTGTTTGAATAATGTACCATAATTTGTTATACCAATGAATAAAAGTTACATCCTCTCCATTGAGCTTATTTTCTTGTATCCATAGCTCTTCTTTTGTGTCATCGCTTGTATCTTGTATTGATACAATACTAGATTTTTGCCAATTTGTTTCTCCTTCTGATTGTGCATACTCTAGTAACATTGATTCCAATGGGATAATGTCAGTAGAAGTGTATTCACTTCTGTCTAATAATAAATGAAATTTTGTAGTCATAAATAAAGGTTTTTGTGTGGTTAAAATTATGGAAAGTTTTTGTTATTGTTTAAGATTGTTTAGTTAATCTTTTGTTAATCATAGCAGATTTTTGCCATGGATTTTTAGCGGGGTTTTTGGGGAGTTTTTGCATAGGGTTTTTGCCATGGATTTTTGCCATGGATTTTTGTTAGGTTTTTGCCATAATACCCCCAAGCATATCACATTATTAAAATTTTTAATATGACTTTGCCTGGGAAATATGTATGTCATGACATATTCCTAAAATCAATTTAATGGCTATTTTTAGCCAATTTTAGCGTATTTATTTTACTTTTGGTATCCTTATATCCTTTGTTTTTTTTATTGTCTTATTTTGCCTTAAAATGGCCTTAATTATTCCCCGTCCTGATTCGATCTATTAAAATAAAAAAGGATACCCCAATTACGGGATATCCTAACACATAGAACAACAAAATTATTTTAATGAATATTCCAATATTGAATCCTTACATTTTTTACATATCATAATATCGAAATAATTATCATGTTCAATATCGTCAATATTAACGATATCGTCGCATGATTCACATACGCAAAAATCGGTATCCTCGTCATCGTCAATGTCCAATGAATCAAAGGGGGTATTTTTATTAAATTTCGGGTAATATGAATAAACGTCCCTTTTGTATGAATCGTTCGAGTACCATATACCATTGTCCCAACGTCCCGCGCGTTCGTTTAAAATATGGAATTGCCCCGTAATGTCTAAAAAAACAAATTTATTTCGATTGCCTATTGAATATTCCAATAACTGCATGATTGAATTGTTATTGACAAAGTCAACGGGCAATCCTTTCATAAAATAGTTATTGAATATTTGCGTATCGTTAATCGGTGAATTTGCGGGTACGTCGATATCCAATATACCATTATGACAAAAATAAACTGATTCGTTCACTTTGAACGGGTGCAAATTCTTTTCATTTATTCCCCCCGACGTTGCAATTCTAAAATGAATTACAATATTACCGCCCGTTTTATCGGCATGTTTTTTGATCCTCATAAATTCATTAAAATCGTGCAATTCCCTTTGTACTATTATTTTGTTATTTTCGACGTACATAATACCCGCGCCATCATTATTTGATTCCCAACAATTACGCAAAATATTTTCTTTGATCCTGATTCCTTTCGGTTGAATAGCTATTATACACATAAATTATAAGTTTTTTAGTTTAATGAATTTTTTTAAATTAGAATAATCGCATGAATTAGAAATATAATCTTTGTACCCTTGCAACGAAATTTCGTTGTTTTCTTTTGTGTACATGAATAAAGAATATACAAATTCGATATTTTTGAAAAAAGATTGCCCGTTTAATGTACCCCTAAAAATCCTAATTTCAATCGTCGCGTTATTTTGTAAATTAACTGCAACGTATCGGGCCGAATTGCCGTCCTTTTTTTTAGCTTTATATATTAATTCGGAATTGTTATCGTCCTCAATATTTGCCCATTTTTGTAACTTGTCTAATTTGCGTTGGGATATTCCTATTATAAATTCCTTATTTTCTACAAAGAATTTCAGGAAACGATATAATTGCCATGTGGTGAACGCCTTTTTAGATATGTGTATATGAATCCCGCATGTATTGGCGTTATATGAATTATATCCATTATCCGAAATAATACGCAAAGAATTTAATATTGATTCCTTTGCACTATTTAAGTAATTAAACGTTAACGGGTGAGTAACTATTTCAAATCCATCAGTTAATGATCCATCAGTTTTGAAATACCAATGTTCGTGATTAATTAATTCGGCCAATTCACCATGTTTAATACTATTTGAATTTCGTCGTTCAATTTCTAATTCGATCCCTAAAAATGGTATTTCTTTTGTATCGTATGACATAGAACAAAATTTTGGACTAGGTTTATAAGAATAGCTATTTATTAAATTACTTTTTTCGTCCTCGTCCTCGTCCTCGTTTTCGGGTGAATCATGATATTCGCCCGTTGATTCCCAATAATAGCAATCGTCAATATGTCTAATATCCCCGTCATAATCGAACACAAGGGAATTATATTCCATGTATGAACTTGTAATATATTCGTCATTATAAGTATATATGTCATGATCACTATTACAATTATCGTCATGAGTATAAAATTCCCTTGAACGTCCACTTAATACACAGCGCGCGTCGTCGGACAAAATATATTCGTTATCAATTTCGTCCATGATTATATCATTTTCATCTAATTCGATATGGTAATATTCCCCGTCAATTTGAGTGCAATCGTCCGTATGCGCGTAATATCCTGATAACGTCAATATGATATCGTTATAATGACGTTCACCTAAATAATAGATATCGTCGCGCCATGTATCGTTCAAATAGTTTTCACCTAGTGAACGTTGAATCAATTTAGCTATTTCGCGTAATTGACTAAAATTTGTTAATGTTGTTTGCATGTGTTTTTGTGTTTTTTACTTATTATGTTTTTCAAATAGTGTTTTGATGAATACATAAATTAGAATAGATCCCATACTAACTAGGATAAATTCAATTAGACTAATTGTTTGCATGTTCATTAATTAATAGGTGAATGAATAAACGAATTACACTACCTACAAAATAGGTAGATAATCCAATGAATAAAACGGGCAAAATTTGTTCGGTAATTGTGTACATAATAAAGGTATCGTTTGTTTTATACGATAATTAAAAGTACTAATAATATCAATACAAAGTGAAATAATATGAAATAATTGTAAAATAATATAGGCAATTAGATCATAAACATATATATAAAAATTTTAATATGTGTTCACCTGGTAAATATTGTTCGGTATAAAATAGAGGTATTTTACCCCCTTAAATTGACATACATTATATAAGTAAGTTCATTATATAAGTAACTTATATAATTATATATTATAATAATATAATAGTATATTATAAGGGTATTGTATATTATTAATATAGGGATATATTAATATCTTAATTGAATAGAAGTATTTTAGGTTAATTGTTATTTGGTGCACAAAAGTGACTAAACAATCAATATAATAAAAATACATATTTTTGTCCCTGATAAGGGGTAATAAACACTACGAATGTTATCGTATTTAACATAATGGTAATTATAAGCTAAAATGGGTATTGATAATCAATTAGTTATATGAGTAATATTAGTACGATTGCCTTCGTAGATCATAAAGCACCCCCTAGGCTATTTTTTCGTACGGAAAATTTCGTAGATGCCTTGTGCCCTCCAATATTCTGATATCAACCATTGTTTTAACATTTTTTGATATTTGGATTCGAAGAATACGAAGTTGATTTTTTTTATTTTCCATATAACCCATTATAATTTATTATAATATGAAAGACACAGTAGCCAGGAGAACTTACAGATGTAAATGCGGAGTATCTACAGAGGATTATGTTTGGGATAGTTCCATAAGGGAACATACCATCAAGTGTAGCAAGTGCGAAAGTGTGCTTAGCTTTGACCATATCAAGGTAGAGAAGGTAATACATATCACATCTATCCGAACACCAACTAAAAACAGATAATATGAATGCAGAGTTCAGAGATATTAGCAAAGAAGCTTTTATCATAGCTTACAAGGAGAATTTTGGCAATATCACCATTGCTTGTGAATCAGCAGGGGTTGGTAGAGGTCAATATAAGGCCTGGTGTGAAAAAGATCCTGAGTTTAGGCAAAGATTGGCTGAAATAGAGCCTGAGGAGATTATGCTTGACTTCGGTGAGCATAAGTTAATGGAAAGGGTTGCTAAGGGTGATACCCTAGCTACAATGTTCCTGTTAAAAACCAAAGGTAAGCGTAGAGGCTATATCGAAAGGCAAGAGGTTGCTCATGAAGGAGATGTGGTTAAGCAGATTACTGTTAATGTTTTAAAGGCTAGTCATGTAGAGGAGTTGTCTAATGGTGTTCAGCAGTTAGATGGTGATGAGAACCTTTTGGTTGAAGATAGCGGAATGGTTGTTCCAGCTACAGAGGCAGGTCATATCCAAGATATTCCACTTTACGAGTTCGATAAGGAGGTAGATGTGCCTAATGAGATGGATATTTATGAGGAATAGTCATAAATGCCATTTTAAGGCGATTCTAGGACATATCTGCCTTTGAGTA